CGAGAGGCGGGACCGAGAACATCCGCTTCTCGGTGGGCTGGCACTACGACCGGGTCAACTCGTGCTTCTGGACGCTCGGCGACGGCGACGGCAGCGGCGAGGCCTTCCTCGTGCGCGCGGTGCCGGCGGCCGGGCATGCGGCGATCCAGTCGGCGGTCAACCTCGGGGTGGTGATCGGCGCGCCGCTCAACCACACGCCGATGACCGACGGCGATGGCGTGGTCTGGCTGTGCGGCGACGACTACCTCGTCAAGACCGGCGCAGCCCCGGAGGTCTTCGCGCTCGGCGCCTCGGTCGATCCCTCGAAAGCCTTTCTCTGGGCGGCGCGCGGCGAGATCTGGATGCCGCGCACGGTGAGCCTCTCAACCCTCGGCTGGCGGGTGTTCAACGTCGCGACCGAGACCTTCGCCAACTCGGTCGACCTGGGGCTCGGCACCTGGACGGTGTCCTACACGATCGGCATCGAGAACGACGTCGGCCAGGCGTGGTTCGGCGGCGGCGCGATGCCGCCCGACTGGGCGACGCTGCGCTCGACCGACGGCACGCAGATGGCCTCGCACAACCAGAACACGGTCGGCGGGCTCGCCTGGTTCTACATGCCCGGGGTGATCGTCGCCGAGCAGTCGGTGACCGACGTCCGCTCGTTCTTCGAGCGCAGCCTCGCGGTCGCCGGCATCCCGCTCGACGACCTGGCGAGCGACATCACCATGCTCACCGGCGCGCCCAGCCTCGACGCCGGGTCGCTGTCGGGCGACGCGGTGCGCGGGTTCCTGATGGCGCGCCCGATGCCGGCGCGCGGGGCGCTCGAGCCGCTGATGGGCGCGTTCAGCTTCGATGCGGCCGAGCACGACGGCGAGATCACCTACGTCAAGCGCGGCGGGGTCTCCGTCGCGACGATCACCGCCGACGACCTGGTCACGCCGGTGGTGATCAACCGCATGCTCGAGACGGAGCTCCCGGCGACCGTCTACCTGCTCTTCTCGAACCAGGACATCGACTACAACATCGGGGTGGCGCGCGCGCGGCGCCAGGTGACCGAGTCGCGCAACGTCATCCAGACCGAGTTCCCGATCGCGTTCAACAGCACCGAGGCGCACCAGGCGGTCGACCGGATCATGCGCTACGCCTGGCTCGAGCGGGAGCGCTTCGACTTCGCGCTCGCCCCGCGCTGGCGGGTGCTCGAGCCGACCGACGTCGTCACGCTCGCCGACGGGCAGCGCGTGCGCCTGACCGCGGTCGAGTACCGCAGCAACGGCCCCGTGAAGTGCCAGGCGGTGAGCGACGACGACGGCGCGCTCACGAGCTATGCGGTGGGCAACGGCACCGAGGTCGGCACCGGCGTGGAGATCGGCACCTCGGGCCCGACGACCGGCCTGGTGCTCGACCTGCCGCTGCTCGTCGAGAGCCACGACGACGAGGGCCTGTACATCGCCGCCACCGGGGAGAAGTCCACCTGGTCGGGCGCGGTCGTGTACTACTCGCGCGACAACGGCGCGACCTGGCAGGGCGCCGCGCCCACCGCGAGCGCGGCGCGCATCGGCGCGGTGGTGAGCGGCAAGATGGCCGCCGGCCCGGTGGGCGCGCTGTGGGACCACGAGAGCGTGCTCACGGTGCGCCTGGTGCAGCCGAACCTCACGATCAGCTCGGCCGCATCGCTCGAGAGCTTCTATGCCGGGTTCAACGCGATGGCGATCAGCGCCGACGGCGAAAACTGGGAGATCGTCCAGCCGTACACCGCCACCGGCAACGCGGACGGCACCTACACGCTCAAGGACTTCCTGCGCGGGCGCAAGGGCACCGAGCGCGTCGCGCAGGCCTGGACGACCGGCGCGCGCATCGTCTTCCTCGAAGAGGGCCCGATCAAGCGCGTGCGCTTCCCCTTCGCCGCGATCGGCACCGATTCGCTGTGGAAGGCGGTGGGCTTCGGCGCAAACCTCGCCGACGCGGCCGAGGACGAGGAGACCTTCGACGCGGTGAGCGCGATGCCGTACGCGCCGACCGCAATCGGCGGGGCGAAGCAGGCGAGCTCGGGGGATTTCCAGCTCTTTGCGACCCGGCGCGCGCGCAAGGATCACGAATGGCGCAATTCCGTCGACGTGCCGCTCGACGAGCCCGCCGAGGAATACACGCTCGAGGTCTGGGATGACGGCTTCAGCCTGCTCGGGCGCGCGGTGACCGGGCTCCTCACGCCGGCCTACACCTACACCGCCGCGATGCAGACGACCGACTTCGGCGGCTCGCAGACGCGCATCGGCACGCGCTGGCGCCAGGTATCGAGCCGCGTCGGGCCCGGCTTCCCCGGGGATGCGATCGTCGGCACGCCGCGCGAGCTCTTCCAGTTTGACGCGAGCATGGTGAACGCCGCCTGGACGCGCGGTGAGCAGCCGCTCGTGCGCCTCACGCGTACCGGCTCGTCGAATATCTGGGCCGGCACGAACTTCACTTCCGCGATCGGCCGCTGGTATTGGGAATGGCTGCTCGAGGGCACGGTGACGAGCGACATCTTCCTCGGGATCACCGAGAACAACCCGCCGAGCGGGGCGCAGAGCAGCTCGGCGAACCGGCTCTGGCGCGGCAACGGGTCGCTCACCTCCGACGGCGCCGGCCTCACCGGGGTCGCGGGCCCCGCCGCGCTGAGCGGCACCTACAACGTCGCGCGCTTCGCCTGGGACGCGCGCGCCGGAAAGCTCTGGATCGGCAAGAACGAGTCCTGGGGCGACGCCGACCCGGACAACCAGCTCGCGAACCAGTTCACCCACACCGCCGGGGCCAACTGGCGCCCGGCGATCGTGAGCGGCTCGGACGGCTCGAGCTTCTCGGTGACGCTGCTCAAGCGCGGCAGCCTGCAGTACGGCGCTCCGGCCGGCTTCACGCCCATCACCTGAGGGAACGCAATGACGACGCTCGCACAACTCGCATCGGGGCAGTTCAACAAGGAGACCGTCGCGAACGAGCTCTTTGGCGCGGTCTCGCACGCGGGCCTTTTCGGCAAGCGCATCGCCGGCACGAGCGGCCTCGTGCTCGGCTATTACGGCGGGATCATGCTGGTCGACGGCGTGCTCACCAGCATCTCGGACGGCACCGTGTCGCTCACCGCGAGCGCGACCAACTACGTCGAGGCGACGCGCGCCGGCGTGGTGAGCGCGAACACCTCCGGCTTCACCGCCGGGCGCATGCCGCTCTACACCGCGGCGACGAACGGCAGCGCGATCACCGCGCTCACCGACTACCGCACCTGGGCCGATCCGCCCTCGTGGGTCGGGAGCGTTCTCGCGAAGACCTGGCCGTCCGACGCGAACTACACGCTGTCCGCGGCCGAGGCGCGCGCGCAGTACATCCGGCTCTCGGGCGCGACGCTGACCGCGACGCGAAACCTGGTCGTGCCGCTGAACGGCCTCTGGGCGGTCTACAACAACACCGGCGGCGGGCAGTCGATCCAGGTGATCGGCGCGACCGGGACGGGCATCACGATCGCCACCGGAAAGACCGCGATCGTCGCCGGCGACGGCACGAACATCAACCGCATTACCGCGGACGTGTAAACGGGAGAACGGCGAGCCATGGCCCTCAAGGACCCCACCCACTACGCCTGGATCACCTACGTCTGGGTGATCGCCCTCGCGATGCTCGGCGGGGTGGTCAACTTCTCGCGCAAGGTGCGCGAGGGCGTCACGCGCCGCTTCAACATCTCCGAGTTCATTGGCGAAGTGGTGACGAGCGCTTTCGCGGGGCTGATCACCTTCTGGCTGTGCGAGTGGTCGGAGGTGCATCCGCTCCTCACCGCCGCCCTGGTCGGGATCGCCGGTCACATGGGCAGCCGCGCGATCTTCAAGCTCGAGCAGCTCGCCGAACGGGTAGCAGACAGGCGTCCGTGAGAGTGATCGCGCTCCTCGCAGGCCTCGCGCTGCTCGCCGGCTGCGACGAGGCGGCGGTCGCGATGCGCCGCGCGAGCCACATCTGCGCCGAGGCGGCGACTTGCGTGGTGCTGCCGCGCGAGCAGCTCGAGCAGTTCCTCGCCGCCGCCGACCGCGCGATCCGCGAGGCCGAGCTCCGCGCCGAGCTCGCGGCGACCGAGTCGGCGCAGCTTCGCGCCCAGGTCGAGGGGTGCCGTAGATGAGCACCACGCCGCGCTCCGTCCGCAACAACAACCCGGGAAACATCGAGCACCAGGCCTCCTTCCGGTGGCAGGGCGAGCTCGCCCCGGACCCGGCGCTCGAGCCGCGCTTCGCCCGGTTCGATACGCCGGCGAACGGGTTCCGGGCGCTGGCGAAAAACCTCCTCGGCTACCGGCGGACGCATAACCTCTCGACCGTCCGGCAGATCATCAACCGCTGGGCACCGCCGGTCGAGAACGAGACGACCGCCTATGTCGCCGCGGTCGCCCGGGCGCTCGGGGTGCATCAGGACAACGCCCTCGACGTCGAGCAGCCGGGCACGCTCGCCGCCCTCGCCAAAGCCATCACGATCCACGAAACCGGCGGCTGGGCGCCCTGGTGGCGCGACGAGGACCTGGCGGCCGGCGTGGCCGCCGCCCTCGACCTCCCCGTCGAACAGGCGCCGGCGCCCGTCGTGGAGGCCGCCAGGCCGTCCGCGGCGCCGCCACCCTCGACACCCGCCGCCGGACCGGCGATTCAACTACCGCCTGCACAGGAGCCCCGAATGCCATTCCCTATTGTTCCGATCGTCACCGCCCTGCTGCCCCAGATCATCGCCGCGATCCCGGAGCTCGCCAGGATCGTGACCCGACAGCCCGCCCCGACCGGCGAAAAGCCGACGGTGAGCGAGCGCAACCTTCAGGTGCTCGAGAAGGTCGGCGAGATCGTCACCCGAGCCACCGGCGAGTCGACGGTCGAGGGGGCGGTCCGCAAGCTGCAGGAGGACGCCGGCGCCCGCGAGGCGGCGCAGCGCGAGGTGCGCCTCAGTTTCCCCGAGCTCATGCAGCTCGCCGAGCTCAACGAGAAGAGCACCACCGAGGCGCGGGCTTTCGCGCAGCGGATGACGGACAGCGGGCCGATGTGGCGCGCGCTCGGCTTCGGGGTCATCCTTGCCGTCCTCGCCTTCGTCGTGGTCGTGGGCGGCGGCTGGATCCTGCACGGCGTCCTCCAGGCCGATGGCACCGACCTGCAGACCCGCGGCATGATCATCGGCGCGCTGATCGGCTTCGTCGCCCAGGTCCTCGCCTACTTCTTCGGATCGAGCGCGAGCTCGCGGTCGAAAGATCAGGCGATGGTTAGCGCGATCGAGCGCCGATGACCCCCCGCCACGTCGCGAGCACGGCGCTCCGGGTGGTCGCGCTCTCGATCGCCTTCGTGAGCATCATGCTCGCGCAGCTT